CTACTATTCTACCACCTAACCTTAAACAAGTTTTAGTTACTCTCCAGTTGTTAAGTATATTATCAGGTCTTTCCCACTTACCACTCTCATCGTGAACTAATAAAGAAAGCTTTTCACCATCATAGCTATTGTCACCAGTATTCTTCCAATCAATAGTAGTGTCAAGACCTTGCATATCATCTTCAGCTTCGTTCTCCCTCATCTTCTTTCTAGTAAACTTCTTAGCTGGTATACGATAAGCAAGCTCAGACTTTGGGCGATCCATACCGTCTTGTATAGGCTTAAAGAAAAACGGATAGTTAATACTTATAGGTACTATCTTATCCGTAAACATCTTTTTAGCGTCACCACCACTTTTTGACAATACCCCAAATCTACTATCACTTGCTAAAGTGGCTAAGTTAACGGTTTCAGCTGAACTCATGAAAGAAAATCCAGAACGTCTATTTTTAAGGTAACACATCCCGTAACATCTCTGATCAGCTTTGCAAGCTTCCCAAAATATAAAAAACAATCTGTTAGCTTCTCTAAAGTCTGGGGCACCAACATCTATTTTACTCCATTGAAGGTACATATAATAACTACCAGGTATATACGTAGGTTGACCGTTGTTCATAAACCAAAAGCCATTTTCTCTTCTACTAAACTCTTGATCGATGTAACTATAATATGTTTCTTTAAATTCTTTAGGGTAATCATCCCAATCAAACCTAGTTTTTATTTTAGAAAAAGCTTCCGGTATATCAAACCTATTCCACTTCTGTTCACTCTTTTTATTGGAGCAACTAAACACTTCTTTAGGTTGTTTAGGTAAAGCTATTTTTAAACCTTGTATCTCTAGTATTTCACCTATCTGACCAGACTTAGATATTACAACTACATCACCTTCTTTATCATAACCATACTTCCACTTCTTACCTTTGTTAAGCCTATTAATGGTAGTAAGTTTAATTGGCTCTATTACTTTATATAGTGATTGTTCGTACATTATTTACTTCTTCCTTCAGCAAATCCTTGGAATTTAGGTTTACTTTCTTTTGGTTTATCTAAATCTTTAAGTATTCTTTCCTCTTCTTCTATCCTAGTTAGAATTTCAAAAGCATCGAATATAGCTAACTTCTTTGTAGCTGCAGCGTTCTTAAGTCTATCAGCAGATATATCATCGTCTGAATCTACAATAGGTTCTTTAGCTACTTTAATTAACTCTTCTACAGCTTTCCGCCCAGCTTGGATTATATTCTTCTTCGTCTCCTTTATATTCATATTCAATTGTAATAAAATTATTCATAACTCTATACAGTCTCTCACTGTCTACAATAAACTCATACTCACTGCTAGGTCTAAAACCTACTAGCTGCGTAGGTAGAAAAGCCCCGTCGGAATACTTAACTATCCCGACTAAAGGTTTTTCTGGAGTAAGATCATAATTGTTTTGTGATTTTATAGGTTTAACGAACGTAAACCCAGGCATTGCAACCCATTGACCGTCTCTTTTGTACATAAACATTTGGTCTTCAGAAACAAGGTATTCATCTTCATTAAGAAAACTTCTACTATTTTTCTCTATACCTTTAACGTTATGCCATCTTCTAAACACGTTATGATGTAGTATAACTATATCACCTTCTTTTAATCCTTTAGGATTGTATATAGGTGTTGATATTATAGTAGCTTCTCTATTTACGTATTGATGATTAAATACTTCAGTGTTAAGTATTAAACTTTTATCTCCTACTTCTACTGAGTTATTATATCTATCACCAATAGGTTTAACTACAAACTCAAATATAGGTTTCATTAGTAGTTAAGATCGTATTCAACTGAAATTGCCATGTTCTTATTGAAATCCTTCCAAGGGATAACAACATCTTTCTTTCTGATATATATAGAGTACTTTTGTTCTTCCTCTAATATATCACATATCGTATGACCACCATAGACATCTTGACCTACAGAGTAATGCATAGCATCGTTTTTGTAGTCTTTACCTATAGTAATCTTTCTAATTACGTGGCTCTCCATCCTTAGGATAGTTTATAGTACCATCGTTTATATTAACATCAGCAGTACCGTAGTTCTTTTCTAACTCAGCTTGCATTAAAGCTGCTTCATCTCTTACCATAGCTAACTTATGTAGGTATGTATGTTTTTGAGCTTCTAATCTACCGACCTCTGATTGCAGTGAATTTATATTAGATACTACTTCGTTTAACTTTTTTAACTCTTCGTCAGTTACTTTTTCAGCTTTAGCTTTTAATTCTACAACTTTTTCTTTTGTTGCCATAATTTAATTTAATTTTATTTTTTTGTTTTCTCTATCGATCTACCACCGAAGTAAGCACCGATAACTGTTATTAATACTAATTGTAATAAGTCAGTCCACTTCTGTTCTACAGTAAAAGCTATAGCACCAGCATCGATAAATATCATTAATACTGTTGATACAACTAGAAATATAAGTACTAGTGGTCTAACATTTTTTGATAACCAAGAGTCAGACTTCATATCTGCCTCCCAACGATTAGTCACCTGCTTTTGCATCTCTAACTCATGGTTAGATATTAACTCTTTAATTTTCTGCTGTGCAGCTAACTTCTCTTCTTTAGAAGTGGTGAGGTCGTCTAAGACCCCACCAACATCTTTAATAAGTTTACCTGCTCCAGTAGACAATACTTTCTGCAGTAATCCCATTTACTTCTTTTTATAATTAATTTATTTATCTTTTTCTTTTGGTTGGCTTGTTTCCCTTTGCACCTCCTGGCTTAGGATAATAGAGACCTGTTGCAGGATTTATGTTTGGATCTGTTTTTTTCTTTTTTGCTCGAACCATTTTAGCAGAATCTTTTTTCATCAACTTTGCAGGTGAATCTTTTTTCATTAACTTCATAGCCGCTGGCTTAAGCATCTTGGCTGGGGATGCTAAGATTTTGTCTTTTAATTCTTTTGGTAAATTAGCTTGTTTACCAACTAAAGCTTTTTTAGCAGGAGATTTTTTCATCATCTTTGCTGGAGCTTTCTTAGCCATTTTTGCTGGAGACTTTTTCATCATCTTAGCAGGAGATTTTTTCATCATCTTTGCTGGAGATTTTTTCATCATGATTGTTTGTTTTTAATGTGTTTATGCATTGATTTTCCTAGGAGCTCACCAAATTTACTATCAGTCTTATAGTGGGCGTGAGCCACTCTTCTACTATAAGATATTTTTTTAGCTAACTTTTTAAAGTCCTCTCTTTTGCTAGGGTACTGATCACCTAATACACCAGCTATTAAAAATGCTTGGGCTGAGTGACCAGACGGGTAAGACATTGTTTTCATAGACTCCATCTCTATATCCTGCATACTTATATTCATCTTACCAGCAACGTTCTTAGGTCTAGGTCTATTAAAATAGTTTTTCAACTCTAATATTATAGGTGCTGACTCAGCTATAAGCTCAGCTGCAATAGTCTCATCGTAATCTTTCAAGTTTTTCTTTACAGCTAATTTCTTAAAAGCTTTTTGAAGATCATCATGATCTTTAACAAAATCTTTATTTAAAGGTATTTTATTAAGTTCTTTAACTTCTAGCATAGTATCATAAGAACTATCACTAGGTGGTTTCATGTTCTTGAACTCAGACACATCAAAGTCTTCAAAGAATTTATTAGTTATAGCTTTGTTAGCTTCTTGCTCCCAAGGAAAAACATTACTACCTTCTGGGTAGAACTTACCATTGTACTTTATCTTACCATCTTTCCTTTCATAGTCTTCACCTCTGTAAGTAACTTTATTGTCGGTATAAGACAACACGCCGTTCTTTATTTGCTTAGCATGAAAAGACTCATGAGCTATAACGTCTTTCTCTAGTTGACTACCTTTCTTTATAGAGCTGTCTATAAATATACTCCCATCGATATTAGCTTCACCTAGTATACCGCTATCTAAATTCTTTCTAAATATAGGAGTGTTTTTATTCATCTGTCTTTATCTTTAATCATATCATCAATAGCCTTATTCATAACTTTATCTGTATAAGATTTGTTATTGTAATAAGGGTTTTTAATTGAAACAGGTATATCTTCCTCACCAAGTAAGATTTTGTAAATCCTGTTTATCATATGATTACACTTAAATGACGTTTTGTAAATCGCATACTTCAT